AGCTGCCTGTCACCTGCGACACCGAGAGCCGGAACTCGTTCTCCCACTCCCGCACCGACTCCTGGAACTGCGCCGCCGACAGGTTGTACTCCGCCGCCCACTGCTCCAGCGAGATGAGCTGCTGCAGATACGTCTGGCTGATCGAGAGCACCTTGTCCGCCTTGTCGTATTCGCCCTGCGCGCGCAGATCCGTGATCTGCCTCTGCGTGTCGGTCGCCAGCTTGGCCTGCTCGGAGTTGACCGTCTGCCGGTTTGTCGCCGCGGTGTTCTGGATGTCGTTGTACTGCGCCTGCCCGATACCGCCCCGGTCGCCGCGCAGCTCGGAATACAGCGCGCTGTTGTCGAGCGCGCGCTGCTCGTCCGCCGAGACCTGGTTCCGCTCGGTCTGGTACTTGGCGTCCGCGTCCTCCTGCGTTCGCAGCAGGTCCTTGACAGACTGGTTCGTCGCGTAGTCGATGGAATTCGTCGCCTGCTGCGCGGCCGCGCCGCGCCACTGCGAAAGCGCGTCCTCCATCCCCGACGCGCCGGAGCCCAGCCCGCCGGAGCCGGATACGCCGGCGCCGTCCGCGCCGGAAGCGCCAGACTTCCCGCTATAGGCCGCGATGCCCTGCGCGTTCACCCCGTCTGTCAGGCCGGTGTGCCCGTACCGGTTCTGCGCGTTCACGCCGCCGCCGGGGACGATCTGCCCGTTCTGAATGGAGGACAGGAAGCCGCTGCCGTTGTCCGCCAATCCGCCCTGACCGGACAGGCTCGTGCCCGCGTCCCCGTACTGCCGGGTTCCCGTCATCAGGTTCGCATTCGGCCCATAGGCGGCGTTCGCGTACTTCCCCGTGAAGCCCTCGCGCGGCGTATTGGCGTCGATCACCTGCGAGTAGTCCACAAAGTTGTTGTAGCGGTTCGACAGATTGCCGTACAGCTTTTCGAAGTCCGCGTCGGTGTACCCGTTCCGCGCGCCGCCGCTGCCGCCGTACAGCGTCTTTTCCATGTTCTTGTCGTAGGTCACCTTGCCGTAGCCATTGTTGGCGTTGTTCGTGTACCACGTTCCGGTCTTCCCGTCGTACTCGCTGACCGTCCCGCCGAGCTGGTCCGACAGCAGCTTGTTGAGCGCCACGTTCTGCTGATGCAGATAGTCCCGCGTCGCCTGATCGCTTGTCCGGTTCCAGTTCTGCGTGTTCTCCAGCATCTGCTGGCGGATGGCGTTGGCCTGCGAGCGCCCGTTCACCACGCCGGAATAGCCGTTCACGAACCCTGCGTTCGGGCTGTAGTTCTTCGCCATGTAGTCGTTCATGTCCTGCGTCAGCTGATCGGCGGTCTTCGTCGGCGTGATCGCGTACCCGCCGGACCGGGCGGGGCTGCCCGTCCTTCTGACCGCCGCCCCGTTCGCGCCGCCGGAGTAGCCCTGCAACGCGCGCACCTGCTCCGCCGCCTGATGCGCCGCCGCCATCGCCGCCGCGTCGCCCGCCGCCTTGGCCGCGTTGTATTGGTCTGTGTAGCTTTGGATCGCCGACTGCTGCTCCTGCGAAAGCGAGGACTTGTCGGTCTGTGTCAGCGCCATATCGCGTTCCCCCCTGTTCCTGAATTCATCCTTTTTCGGCCCTCCCATGCAAAAACCGGCCCGATGCAAAACGAATCCGGCCGGAAAGCTCCGCGCGGGAGCGGCTGGCAGATTCGATTCGCAGCAGGCCGGTTTTCCTGTCTGTTACGCTTTGCTCGTCAGCACCGCGATGCTGCCCTGGCTGCTGACGGCGAGGTCCAGCGCCGCGGCGATGTCCCGCACCCTGACGTAATTGACCCCGTCCTTGAGGATTCTGCTGACGGGCACTTCCCGCCCGTCCACGATCAGCTTCGACTGTTCGACCACTTCTCCCGCCTCCTCCAGTCTCTTCTTAAACGCGGCCCAGGCCGCCTCGTCCACCATCGGCTCCGGGCAACGCTTTCTCGACACGTCGTAGTGCCGGATCGTGTACCGGACGTTCGGCAGCCTTTTGAGCAGCAGCCGGTACAGCTCCGCCGCGTGCTCCTGCGTGGCCTCCGGGATATCATACCGGCCGGTCGCGTCGGTGCAGCTCACCATCTCGATGGACACGGAGTTGAAATTGTTGACGATCTTGCCCATCGTGCCGGCGCTGCCGTCGCCGACCGACCACGCCGTCGTGTCCAGCGGAACGCACTCGTAAACGACCTCCCCGGTGTCCACGCAGTAGTGCGCCGACGCCTTCACCGCGGTGGAGGCGAAATAATTCGCGTTCCCCCTCGCCGTCGCGGACGTGCCGGCGTTTCCGGTGTAGTGGAACACGATGGCGGCGATGCTGCCGGTGCTCCGCGGCCCGCCGTGCCATCTGGCCGGGATGGAGCTGTCGATTCTGATCGCCATATTACGCCTCTTCCGCCTGCGCCGCGCCGTCCGCCAGCGTCTGCCGCGCGTCCTCGACAGCCTGCGCGGCCCTGCCGACCGCCGCCGCGTCGATTCGGCCCTCGGCCGCGATATACGTCACGACCGCCGCCAGCGCCGTCACCGCGCCCGCCACCTGGTTGACCGTGTTCTGGTCCAGCCCGAACACCATCGCCAGACCCGTGACGACGCCGACAAGCGCCGCCAGAAATTTTCTCGATGTGAGTTTCTTCCGGATTGTCTGCATAGAAGCCTCCCTTTCTCCCCATCGTATGCCCGTTTTCGCCAAACCGTTCGGCGAATCAGGGCCGCTGCAAATTGCAGCGGCCCCGCAGAACCCGCAAAACCTTCGGCTTTCTGCCGGGATTGCGTCCGGTCCGGCAGCGCGTTCCGTTTTGCGGCCGCGCCTCTGTTTGGCGCAATTCCGCGCTTGGAATTGTGCGGTGCTGCCTTAGCCGATGTTCAGTGCCGCCGTGCCGGCACCGATGGGCTTGTTCGCAGAATCGACCTCGACCACGCGGATGGCCGTATGGCCGCTGGCGGGCGTGATCTCCAGTCCGTTCGCGGTCAGCTCGGTCCAGCTTGCCGGCGTGATCGCCGTGCCGTAGACGACAGCTGTCAGCGCGGAGGCCGTCGCGGCGGTCACGTAGTACCACTTGACGCCCGCCGCGTCATGCTCGCCGGGAATCAGCACGACGGTGGACTTGCCGGTGCCCGTCGCGGCCGTGCCGACCGTGAGCGCCTTCAGCTGGTTCGCGCCGCCCTGATAGAACACCGCGCATGCCTTTTCCGAGAGGATGAAGCAGTCGTAGATGACGCGTCCCTCGACGAGCCAGCCGGAGATTCCGGGCGGGTTGTCGTGGGTCTTGTAGTCCTCGAGCTGCTTCGGGGCCGTCGCGGCCATGGGGTGCGTCAGGATGAAGCTGCACCCGGCCGGCAGCCTGCCGGACGGGACCTTCACGATCCGGCAGCCGTCCACCTCGCCGATGACGCCCTTGACGAGCATCTGCTGCGAGGCGTCGCCGTACTTCATGAAGGCGCTGTCCTGCTTCAGCAGGTTTGCGAACCGGTACGAGCAGAAGCACACGCGCCCCTGGTCGGGCACGTTCGCGTTGCCGAGCTTCTCCATCGCGCCCAGAAACAGCGCGTAAGCGTTGTCCTTCGTGGGCGCCGTCCCGTCGGTGTTGCCGCGCGCGGAGGCCTCAGCGGCCAGCGTGCTGAACACATAGGTGTCGAATTCCGGCACCCACACCTCGCGGATCTCCCGCGAAAGCGCCTTGCCCGCGTCGGACACCATCTGCGACTGGAGCTTGTCCCCCCGGTCGATGATGAACGTGAACGCGCGGTCCTTTGTCACCTGCATCGTCTGCACGCTGCGGGCCAGATCCGCGGGCGTGCCGTACCGGTCGGTGCCGGAGCGGTTGTAGTCGTTCATCGCGACGATCGGAAGCGAGTACACGTTGACCGTGTCGACGCCCACGAAGGAATAGTCGTTGTTCACGCCGAGCAGCGCCTGCGACGCCCTTGTGAACCGCTCGTCCGCCTCCTTCGCGTATCTTACCGCCAGATTTGCACTTTTCATTTTCTGTCTCCTTTTCTTATTCATCATAACTTGCCGCCGGCAGCAAGGTGATGACGCCTCAAAAGGCCCGGCGCTCCCCGCTCACCAATCCGCGCGCAGTCCCTCCAGAAACGGGTCGTCCGGCTCGCCGGCGGCCGCGCCGAAGCCGCCCACGCCCCGGACGGGCGCGCGCTGCTGGTTTTGCACGGTCTGCCGGAGCGTCTGCAGCTCCTTTTTCAGCTTCTCCGTCTCCTGCGACCGCTGCTCCGCCTGCTCGCCGCGCCAGGCCTCCAGCAGCGGCTTTCCGGCGATCCATTCGCTGAGCACCCTTTCGGGGAGCTGCCTGCCCTGGTAGTCCGGGTTCGCCCTGTAAAATGCCAGCGCCTCCGCCCGCAGGTCGCGCTGCTTCGGCGCCTGACCGGCATCCTCGCCCCCGGCCGGTTCCTCCTCGGGCGCCGCTGCGGGCTTCTCCTGCTCCGGAGCCTCCGCCGGCTTTGTCCCGGCCGGCGTCTTTTCTCCGCCTTCCGCCGCGCCGCGTTCCTCTTCGCCGTCCGCGCCGAAAATATCGTCGCCCTCGGCGTAGTCCTCCGGCATGATCGGCTCGTCCTCGCCGCCGTCCGCGAAAGCCGTCTCGGCGCTGAATTCCTTCTGTTCCATCTTTTCCGCTCCTTTCCCTTTCTCAGCTGTTTTGCTGTTTCATCTTCACAAGCGCCCGCTTCGCCGCGTCCGGCAGGCTCTCATACCGCGCCTGGATGCCGTGCGGCAGCGCGCCCAGCGCCTTGTCCTCGCTCAGCGCCGTCCCCGCCGCGGCAGGCGGCGCATTTCCCGCCGTCTGCTCCGCGCCGTCCCTCGTCCGCGCCTTTTTAAGCTCCCCGATGAGCTCCGCTTTTTTGGGGATGAGCTTGTCGGGCACGCGCTCGAGATACTGGATCACGTCCAGCACGCCCGCGGTGCGCAGGTTGTCCAGCGTCTGCGTGGTCGCGATCTGCGAATAGTAGCTCGAAGCGCCCACGTCCGCCCGCAGATTGAGCCAAAGCCGCTTGAAGCGGCTGAAGTCGAACGTTTCCGCGACCCGCCGGGAGACCGTGTTCATCACCATCGTCCCGTCGGCCGGGTCCAGCACCGGCCTGCCGGCCTGGTCCAGCGAGGGCTCCTGAAAATCGCGGCTGCGCACGATCGGCCGCACGCCGTAGTACGTGCCCATCATGTCGAGCAAAATCGCCCCGATGCTCTCCACCCACTCGTGCAGCCCGGCGCGCGTGTTCTCCAGCGGCACCTCCGCGGACGACTGCAGCACCATCAGAGCCGACGTGTTGTCCGGCTTCACGTTGCCCATCTGCGCGTCGGTCGCGCCCAGGCAGTCCTTCGTATAGCTGATCGCGCGGTCGATGACCGTGAGAATCTGGTTCGACATATCCGCCGGCTGCAGGTTGTAGGCCACCTGGCTGATCGCCTGCCCCGGCTGCAGCCCCCGCACGCCGATGGATTGCCCAATCTCGTTCGACCACGAGCCGATCAGGTCGGCGTTGTACACCGTCTTGGGGAAGCCCAGCAGCTGCAGATGCCGCATGACCATCGCGAACATCGTGTTGATGAAGATCTGGTTCGGGATGATCCCGGTCACGAGCGCCCGGCCGTGGTACTGATTTTTCTGCTTCTCCCAGTTGCCCCAGGCGATGGGGTAGCGCGTGAGCCCCGTGTCCACGTCCTCAAAGATCACGGCCGTGCGCGTGGCCTTCGTCACATGCACGCTCGTCACCTGCCGCCGCGCCTGCCGCAGCTTCGGCACGGGCCTGCCCGACGCATCCGCGGTCAGAACCTCGCGGCCCTCCGCGTCCGTCTCCGGCTCCATCAGCGGCTCTCCGGTCCGCGGGTCCAGAACGGCCTGCTCCCTCGTGCGCTTGGTATAGAGGTAGACATACAGCGCCTTGCCCGCTCTGTCGTCCGGTTCGATCTCGATCTTCCCGCCGCTGCCGGCCTGGAATTCATACTCGCTGTCCGCCTGCACCCCGGCCTTTTCCCGCAGCTCCCCGCGCAGGCTTTCCACCGGCGCGCGGCCTACGATCAGAATGTACGGCTGGCTCTCGACGTCCGGCGTGTTGGGATTTCCGAACATCACGTTGATGCCGTCCACCAGCTCCATGCGGATCTCGCCCCGCTGCTCTCCGAGCGCGCCGCCGTGCGGCAGCGCGTCGGGGTCCCACCAGAAATGCGCGCAGTAGTCGCCCGTCTGCGCGCCGTCGAACAGCGCCTCCCGGATGCGGTATTCCATCTGGAACTTCTCCAGCAGATTCTCGACCTCGGCCGTCGCGAATTCCGCCGCGTTCCCGTCGGGATTCGCCGCGTTTTCGCCGTCGTAGTAGCTGAGCGGCTCGAAGTGGATCGCCGCGCCGCTCGAGGTCAGCGACGCCACAAACAGCGACGTCACGCGCTTGATGATGTTGAACACCGGCTTCGGCAGCCTTGCCATCGCGGGCGTATCCGGGATATTCAGCCACTGGTTGCCCGCGAAAAACTCGATGTTCGTGTTCACCAGCCGGTACTGGTTCGGCGTCAGGCGGTTGTTGTACGTCCGCCCCTTTTCGTAGAGCTCCCAGGCTCTCGTCACGTTGTTTTTATCCGACATCCGCCGCCTCCGCGCCGCCCGCTTTTCCATACGCCGCCTCGCTGTTGTAGCCCATCAGCGCCTCGAACGCCAGATGCTCCTCGCGCAGCCGTTCGCGTTCCTGCTCGCCGGGCTTCTCCGGCTCCGGCGTCCTTCTGCCTCTCTCCAGCGCCGTCCCGAGCAGGAACCCGGCCGCGCCGCCCAGCAGCAGCAGTGCCGCGCCGATCAAAAAATCCAGCATTTCTCCTCCTCCCAGGCGTTTCGCCTCATTGCCGCTGCGGCAGCGCGTCCACCGCCGCCATGATGATGTCGAGGTCCCCGTTGCCGCCGAGCCCGTAGTGATAGACCTTGTGCATCTCCCGCAGAATCCGCCGGTCGTCAAAGTCCACGGCCCTGTCCTCGACATACCTTGTCCCCAGATAGCGGATGCGGTCGTAGAGCATCCATTTCACCCCGTCGGCGGTCGCGTGCAGCAGCGCCGCGTCCTCCTTCTCCCGCCGCTCCTTTTCCAGCCTTCCGGCGTCGTTTTTCTGTTCTCTGCGTTCCATGACGCGCTGCATGAGATCGCCCAGCAGCTTCACCACCGCCGCCCCGACGCCGCCCGACAGCACCGCCAGCAGTACCGCGTTCATCCTGTTTCCTCCCTTCGCGTTTTCGTCCCTCCGCACGCCCGCCTATCCCGCGGTCTCCGTCCATCCGGCCGGGTATCCCTCCGGCGTCCACGCGTTGTTGTCGATCAGACTGAGCCAAAACTTATCTGCCCTCCATCCGATCTCGCCCTTCTTGAACATATTGCTCGTTGTCATCGTATCGGGAATGTCCCGATACCCGCTGTGGAAGTTAAGCGGAGCCCACCCGTTGGCGTCGTGCTCCGGGTCGGTGTCCTGCCGATCCCAGGTATCGTACTGCGCCGAGTAGAGCCTGTCGCCCCACCGGATGCGTGTCCCCGCCTTGATGAGCGCGCCGGTATAGGCGAGCGTGGGATAGAGCGCCGGCACCCTGCTGGCCGCCGCGTCCGTCGCAGATGTGGCCAGCGTATCGATCATTTCTTTTCGGGATTTCGCCCAAGCCGTGAATTTCCCCATCATGCTTCCTCCGCATACCCAAGAATACCGAGCGCGGATTGCGCGTCAGCAAGCGGGTCGCTGTCATCTGCGGGAAGAATCTCCGCCGTCTCCTCGTAGGTGTACCGGCATGGAATCTCATCCACCGCCTCGGAATACACCGCACCCGTTTCGATCTGACGGATCAAATATGTGTCGCTGTACGTTCGTTGGAGTTCGCGCCCATCGACTGTTAAATTTTCTGTTTTTATCATGCCGCTTCCTCCACCATGTACGATGCGTAAGTGCTCCAGTTGGTCGCCGCCTTATATGCCGCCAGCGTACCGGCGGGAACGTAAATCTTGCAGTCGTCTGCTATGTCTTGAAAAGCATTTGTAGCCTCCAGTGCAGGAGGCGTGGTCGGAAGCAAATGATATTCAGCCATTCCGTAACAAGTCTGAAACGCATACATGCCGATACTCGTCACGCTGATCGGTATTGTTATGCTGGCAAGCGAAAAGCAATAGGCAAACACAGAGATGCTGATGCTTGTTACGCCGCTCGGTATCGTCACGCTGGAAAGCGAGTAGCAACCGGAAAACGCTTTGCTGCCGATACTTGTTACGCCGTTCGGTATCGCTATGCTGGAAAGCGAGTAGCAACTGTAAAACAAATAATTGCTGATGCTCGTCATGCTGCTCGGTATTTCTACGCTGGCAAGTGAGTAGCAGTTGGAAAACGCATTTGTGTCGATGCTTGTCATGCTGCTCGGTATTGTTATGTTGGAA